AACCGCCACCCTTAGAACTAGATCCACCAGAGGATGATCCTCCTTTAGGCATGGTCTTATTCTGACCAGACCCTGAGACATAGCCGCTACTGCTGCTACTACCAGAGGATGAACTAGAACTAGATGAACTACTACCAGGTTTCTTCTTAGCCTTTGCACGAGCATCGGAATAACCCTTTGCAAAGTCTGAACCTGCTTTCTTAGCACCACCTGCTACCTTACTAGCCACGTTGACTGCAGTACCAGTCGCCTTACCTGCTGCGTATGGAGCTTTCTTGAGACCCTTCTTGACCACGTTACCTGCACTCTTAAGTGCAGACTTCATTTTCTCTGCCCTACTAGGACCAGAGTTGTTAGTGGATGCCTTCTTGTCTTGTAATGTCTTACGAGCAATGGCACCTGCGTCTCTGGGTTTCTCTTTCTTTTGGGGTGCTTGTACAGCAACATTAGGGAATGCTGAATGCTTAGATGGTGCTTCAGTTAACAACTCAATGCCATCAATAGCTTCGAGTGCTTCAGTAAGCATACCTTCATCCAACTCTTCTAATGCTTCTACAAATAATGTTTCGAGTTCTTCGAAACTAATCTCATCTATGTATGCATCATCTAGGTCGATGTATCTTTCGATAAGATCATCGATAGTCTCTTCACCAAGCCTTTTCTTTTTCTGAGCAGAGTATAAACGAGATGCTTGACCTGCTTTAGCCTTTGCCTTCTCTTTATCACCTGCTGCTGCTGCCTTTCCTCTCTCTACATCTGCTTTCTTAGATGCTTTCAGTGCGAGGTCAGCAGAGATTTCTGTGATTGTGTCTTCTTTCATATGATCGGCAGCCTTATAAACAGGTTCTCCCTTCTTGTTTTTCATACCTGCCTTATAATTCTGGTATGCTTTAGTGTTACCTCTCTTATCAGCGTTGGTAACTGTCATAGCTTCCAACATAGATCTATGCAAGTCATCTATATCAATAGATTCCTTAGGACCTTGTACACCTATGTCTTCTGCATACTTAGCAGTCTTTTCTCCTTTCTTACCTACTACAATGTAACGACCATCAGACTTACGACCAGTGATAACCATTGATTGTCCACCAGGTGAGATAACTCTACCGATGTTACGATCATCAGGTGAGATACGCTTGTTCTTATCGATCAATTCTTTCTCGATAGGAAATCCACCATAGCCTTCGAAGGTATCTTGGAGAGGTGCTTCATCGATAATCTTAACGATCTTATCAACTGTTTCCTGCATACGTTTAGAGGGAGCAGGACTCTCTCTGTCAACGTGCTTTAGAATTGTCATCTGTTCTTCCATGGTATACCCCATGAGTTCAGCAGATACTTTAATGTCAGTTGCCATTGCTTTATTGTAGTCCGTAACTATTATTTAGGTGTTGCAACCTTTCTAAAGTCGGAAAACTTAACTCCGAACTTAGTTGTTGCTTGTCCAGGAGTCATATCCTGTACTGCTTGACGATATTTATCTGTACCAACTTTCCAATCATTTCCTGATCCATCATCAGCAGAGAAGTTTGATTGATCCTTCCTGTTCTTACTAGCATCTGTAACTTCTGTTACATGATGCAGCCATGTGCGGAATTCATCACCATACTCATCCTTAAGGATGACATAGTTACTACCACGATGAACAATGGTACCACGAATACCAGTGTCATCATACTCTACTAATGTACCTACCTCAAAGATCTCTTCTTCGATGTAGTGTTCTCTCAATTCTTCTTGGTTAAGTTTAGGTGCAAACAACCATGACTCTGTTTTTGCTTTCTCTTGCTTGGCTTTTGCCTTCTTGAGTTTCTCAGGTGGTGTCATACCTGCTTTAACATCTGCCATCAGTTTTAGAGAGTGTGCTTTACTAAAACCTTTAGGCATACCTAGATGGAAATTATCATGGTCATCACCTGACGCATGTTTCCTCTGATCTGATGCTGAAAGTCTTTCTACAGGGTCTTCGGAGTCTTTGTTTCTTGCTCCTCCAGACTTTATATTAATACTCTTAAAGTTATAGTGCTTACCGTTATACTTGTCAGTTAACTTCTGAAATTCTTTTACACGGTCATCACCTACTACCATAGTAACATGCTCATGCCCCTCATCATTGAGGTCACGAAGGATGTCAAATATATTTCTATGCTGTTCAGAATTTTGGATCTTATCCTTATGATTCTTAAACATCTTACGCATGTGATCAACCTTTTGATCAGCACTTAGAGGGTTCTTCTTATGATCCTGTGTCCTACTAGGATATATCCTGTAGTTACCAGAGTCACCACCTGCTTTCTGCACAGCATCAAGCATCTTACCATGACCTGCGTGTGGTGGATTAAATCTACCGAAGGTTATAGCAACGTGTTTGTCTGCAGCCTGCCTTTCCGCTTTACCATTACCTGTAGGTTTGGCTTTCGGATTGGTTTTCTTGGTAGCATCGTATGCTTCAGTTATAAAGACGTGAAATGTTAACATTTATCCCCAATTTTTTGCAACGGTGAAGTTAGCACGACTGAACTCTAATCTATCGACCAGTTTCATAGCAGTACCGTTTTTAATAGCAACGAATCCCTCAGGACTTGTTACTCGGTACCCATCTTCATCCTCTATAAACGTACCAATGCCTTTAACCTTTTGTAGTCTGCCGATGATGATGTTTTTAGCAGTCATCAATGCAGTAAAGGCATTCATAGCACTATGTATGGCAGTTTTGTTACTATTTAGGTATGAAATAGTTTGTCGTTTCTTTTCTTGCCATTGTTTCTTTGCTTTCTCGGTCTTTTTCTTCGCTATTTCCATGTCAAAGCGTCCTGACACAAAGGCAACAAACCCCCTAAGCATAACAGCAGAGGATGATGGAACGTTACCACTACGAACTACTTGGTTAAAGTACATCTTAAACATTGCAGTGTATTCGAATGGTTTCTTACCACCTAAGAGGTCAAGAAAGTTTCTACCCTTAGTCATGCTAGTCTTAGCAGAATTTATATTCTTATTAACTGCTGCTTTCTCCATAGCAGTTAGAGTAACCTCCTTACCTGTAGTCTGGAAGTCTGAAGATAATACTGCTACGTCAGATACACCTTGTAGTCCTGCTACATTTGCACCAAAGGATGCAGTTGCTTCTGGTAATGATGCTCCACTATATGTTGTATGAAATACTATACCCAACTTTGATGCAGCAACCTTATTACCTAGTTCACTACCTTCTTGTGCAAAGTATGTAATAGTATTAGGTCTAAACTTATATCCACTTACACCACCCATCTTCGCTAGACCAGGAGTACTTGTGTACAATAGATCACCTTGTAGAATACCTGAGATAGGTAATTTCTTAAGTTCTGATAAACATTTCTTTAGGATACCATTTATAGGACCAGGATAATGATGATCTACATCTGCATCAGAGAACGCTGCTTTAGGTACCTTATTAAATACTGACTTGGTTCCTACAAAGAATAGTCCTGTCTCTGGATCAGTACCACATACAATAGCAGGTGCACCGTCCCATTTAGTTGTGATCCTAGTACCTGTAACCTGTGTCCCTAGCATGTCACGAAGGGACTCTAAAAATTTTATTGCATTTAGACCACCTGCATACCCATTATTAATGAGTTCATCTTCCAGATGTTCTAAGTGTGTGTTCTTACTCATGTCCTTATTCTAGCACCTCTACGTTGGATCTGTTCTGGATAAAGTCCAGTGGATAAATTGCCACACGAGCACCACTATAGCGTGTACTGTCATACTCAAAACCCCTTCCTGCTCTGTATGTGGCACCTAGAACTGGTCGGTATTCATCTAGATCGTTTGAGTGTATAGCATTACCATTCCATCTGGTATGCTCACTGAAACTAAATGAGTATGTTGATTCCGTTTGTCTGGTCAACACAGCATTAGCTTGCCCAATGACATGTACATTATCAATACCAAAAGCACTACCATAGTTAGGACCATAGATTGATCTCATCATTAGAGTACCACCTGATACTAATTTATACACTGGATTTGTTAATCGGTCATCTACAATACGTTCTGCAACTTCTCCTAAGAAACCTTGCACCTCATCATCATCTAAAATTAATCTTGGGTCTGCCAGTGAACCTGCTTTAGAACTCAAACCACCATACTGTTGGTATGCTTTAGCACCACCTGCCTTCTTGTGTGATATGTAGAGTACCTTATCACCTTTAGAGTTTACAATAGCAAAGTCTGCTTTAGCTTCTCTACCGTTAACTTTATCAGTCACATTGACTACACCTACACAGTCTTGTATAGAACCAGTGGGTGTGTTGATTGTAATAGGACCGATCTCTCTGACTATTTCTGTAATTCTTTGATTCAGTTGTTGCATAGCAGCAGTCTCAGCAGCAAGTACATTTGTTCTGGTTGGTTTACGAATTCTATTGAGAGCAACATACCCTGTCCTACCACGGTTAGTAACTTTGGCCACCGCCAATCTACCAATAGTTTCTTGCCTATTAGATGCTAAAGTAAGTGAGTCTCCTGCTGATAATACACCATGAGAACTCTGCTTATTTAAGGTATAGAAAGTTGCTTCTAAGTTATTCTCAATAACTAATTCTAAATCTTGCCAACTACTATTGTTAGCAATGTACTTATTAAAAGAACTCTGACCATCTGTAGTAGGTCTTGATAGGAGTGCCATTAAAAAAGAGGGTATTACCCCTCTATTTATTGATAATATGATGGTGTGTAATCTGACTTAGGATCCTTCTGCTCAGTTTTCAGTCTATTATATAACTCTTTGGTTTTTCTATCACTCTTACGATGCATCCAAAGGTTCATTATAATAGTATCAAACTCTTCATTCGTTATCTTTAAGTCCATGCCTTACCTCATCTAAATTTTCTACAAGTTCGGTAACCTGTACTAGGTTCTCGATCTCTGCAAGAATGTTTGCTATATGCTTATTCACATACGGGGGTTCCGTCCTCGAAGAAAAGGATAGTGCATTCCGAAGGTCTTCCTGTGCCTCTCTTAATGATTCTTCTACTTGTTGACTCAGTGCCATGATTGTCGTTCCAATGTCGAATGTTACCTGCGATAATAAAGCAGTTAGTTACTACTAACTGTACAAAGATAAAAGTTCTGATGATGCAGATAATATCATCATACTTCTTTGTGGTTTCATCTTGGAAGGAACCTAAAGCATACTTCCAGATCTTCCACACTTCACCCCTCATACCCAGTACTTATACAATGTATATATTACAAAGATTAGTACGATGGTAGCGAGTGCACCCATTACATAAATCAAATGTCTCCCTCCTTACGATTTTCTGATTCTTCGATTGAGAACTCACCACCAGGATATCTAGCAGCAAGTTTAAGTGAGTTAGTATAGAACACTTCATCCAAACGGATGTCAAGTGCCCTTGCTGCACACGCAGCATACCATAGTACGTCACCTAACTCTTTGATAAGATGCTCTTTGTTAGCATCGTTCCAAGGTTTCCCTTGGTACTTTAACTTCTTAACGATCTCACAGAACTCACCTGCTTCAGCAGTTAGTCCTTGAGATGCAGTATCTAAACGAGCAATGTCACATCCCTGTTCAGATAGTTGTCTCAACCTATCAATGTATTGTATCTTATCTTTACTAGCATCAGAACAAGTCTTGTCTTGGAAGTCCATGTACTTGTCTAAGTCTATCTGAAACTT